TATTAATAAATATAAATCAATTATATTTTTATTAAATAGATAAATAAAAAAAGGGAGGTATTACCTCCCTTTTGTTTTTAAGCTGAGCATCCAAAGCATTCAAATGGACTATCTTTTGGTTTTTCAACGGTCGCAATTTGATTGGATGCTAATTTTGTATTTGCATCTAATTTAGATTTTGTCCTTGTATAATACACACCAGTTTTTAATCCACCTTTCCATGCATACATCAAAGCACTAGCTATTTTACCATACTTAGCTTCTGAGTGATATACATTTAAAGATTGTGATTGGTCAACGTATTTATTTCTAACTATTGATAAGTCTAATAATACTTTTTGTGGTATTTCCCAAACATCTTTATATCTAAATCTAACATCTTCTGGAATCTCAACAATATTTTGAATACTACCTTGATTAGCAATAACTTTATCAATCATGTCTCTATCCCAAATACCTAACTCTAATAATTCATTAACCAAGTATTTGTTTACAATAATAAACTCACCTTGACCAACTCTTCTAGTAAATAAGTTAGATGTTACTGGTTCAAATGATTCAAACACACCTAATAATATTGCTGAAGATGCTGTTGGCATAAGTGCTAACAATAAACTATTTAACATAGGTATTGGTTGACCTTCTGGTAGTGGTGACCACCCTTCAATATATGTTTCACCTTTTGAATATGGGCTACCATCCCAAGCTGGATAATTTCTACCTTGCTCAATTGCTAATCTCATTGATTCTTCAACAGCAGATTTGTACATTGTTTCAAAGATATCTTTATTCCATTGCTTAGCTTCTTCAGATTCATAAGCTATTTTTTTCTTAGCAAAGAAATCAGCCATACCAGCAACACCAATAGCTAAAGCTCTTTGGTCTTCACCAGCAGCTTTACTCCAATCATCTGACCATTTGTTTTTATCAATAACCTTGTTTAAAGCCTTTACAAGAACCTTTGTTGTCTTAGCAATACTTTCCAATGTATCATGTTGTGATAAGTTAACAGAGGCCAGCGTACACTGTGGTGTGTACTTTGGTCTTGATGCTTGGAATACCTCGATACATAAATTACTTTGTTTGATTATACCAATATTACTTTGCATGTTTCTTTTGTTCGCATTATCTTTAAACATCACATATGGTTTACCACTTTCCACTTGTGATTTGATAACTGAATCAAAAATATCTTTAGGGTTAACTTTTTTACCTAAACCTAATTCAACTGCTTTATAATATTCTTTTTCAAATTCTTCACCATGTAATTCATAAAGTGGTCTTAAACCAGCTTTTTTAATATCATTAGGGCAGAATGTGTACCAATCTTCGTTATTTTGTAATTTATGCATGAATAAATCATTAATAACCACAGCAGTAAATAAATCTCTAGTTCTTAATTGTTCATCACCAATTGGTAATGTTAATTCCAAGAAATCTAAAATGTCTTTATGCCATACTGATAGGTATAAAGCACAACTTCCAGAACGAGAACCTTGTTTGTAAAATCTCATTTTTGATTGTACCATATCCGCTAATCTAACAACACCACCAGCATTACCTTTAAATGACTCAACAATACTTTCTTTACTTCTTAAGTTATCAATTAATAACCCAATACCAGAACCTTCTTTTGATGCTGATGCTATTTTAGTTAATGTTTCTTCAATACCATCAAATGAATCATCTTCCAAATGAGTTAAGTTACAAGATATCATACCATTTCTTTCTGGTACACCAGCATTTGTATATGTTGGTGTTGCAAAGTTACCTCTCTTAGATGTTATCTCATCAAGTAATTCCAAACGGTCTGATTCATTATCATCGTGAAGATAACCAGAAACACGTTCATACATACATGATGGTAACTCAATTGGTGTCTTGTTTTCATCCTTTATTGAATACTTGGTTAAAAATGTTGTAGCAGCAAAGAAATCATAAGTTAAATCAACTGGTTGTAATTCTTTACCAATCAACTTAGATTGTCTAGATAATAAAATTCTACCACCCAATAATGAATAATCTGGGTGTAATATAATTTTATCAGCAGCTTTAAACGCAATTATCTCATCTATTTCAGTTGTTGTTATATTATCTGATATCAGAGGTATAACTTCTTGAAACAAAACATCAGTATCAACTTTTAATCCCTTTGATTGGGTTTTAATTCTTGTTAATATCTTGTTCGGTGTGAACGGTTGCGTTGATTTATCTCTTTTTACAATTCTCATAATTAATTATTTTTTTTATTAAAATTCTTCATCGAATATACCTTCCATAGTTGTAGGGATTTCAACTCTTGTATATTCACCTTCTCTCTTCTCAAAGAAGTTATTTTTAGATGATAACCCAATTCTAGACATGTATTCTAATGGATTTCTAACCTTGAATTCTAACTCACAACCAAAATCATTTAAAACAATATCAGTAACATATTGTATGTACTTAATCATATCTGTCTTAGTTAAACCTTGTAAACCATCTGGCATACTTTCCTCAACAAATGTTTTTTCAACTTCGTAACACCCAAGTATGATATTTCTTAATTCACTTTTAGATAATTTATACTCATCTCTTAAATAGTTTTTGTATAAATGTAATGCGAATTCATAATGGAATGTTTCATCACGTAAAATAAGTTCATTCATAGCTGATAATCCAGGCATCTTATTTCTACTTCTAAACCAGAATACACCAGAGAAAACACTAGCAAAGGAAATACCTTCAACACAAGCAAATGCAACAAGTCTATGTGCAAATGATGGATGGTCAATCCAGTTTTCAGCCCAAGCAGCTTTTTTAGATACAGCTGGGTTTGTTGTCATTGAATTAAATAATTCATCTCTTTCAACAAGGTTCTTTATATATGTTTCAATCAATAAAGAATACCCATTAGCGTGTACTTGTTCGATAAATGTTTGGTGACCATAAAAATATTGAGCTTCAAGTATTTCAACTTCATTTTGAAAGTTGGTAGCCAAATTGTCAATAACCAAACCATCTGAAATAGCAAAAAATGCTAAGATGTTTTTTAAATAAATCTTTTCTTCTTCTTTTAATTCATCAAATCTATCTTTAGATAAATCTGGTTCTTCTGCTACCCATGTTTGAGCCTCAGCTTTCTTATACATTTCCCATAAGTCATTATGTATGACTGGGAAAATGGAATACCTTTTTTTTAACGTTTTGTCTTTTAAATACATTTTTCTGTCATTTTTGTTTTTTTTAGTTATTTAAATCTTCAAGTTCTCGCCTTTTCTGTTCCATGGCTAACTCCATAACTTCTTTGACTCTATCATTACCCCTCTGTTCCTTAACCTCTCCATGATTTAAGAATGACCTACCTTGACTATTTTGACTCATGTCAATTTGGATTGTTGAGTTATCGAATACTATATCTTCAAATATAACCCCAGACTTACCAAATCTAGATTTCAAAATAGCCATATTAGCTTTACCAGTTTCTTTCTGCTCAAGTGTTTTAGCAATGGATACCAAGAAATGACCAATCTGTGCTTTCTTAATTGAACCGCCCATTTGGTCACCCTCAACAACATCTGCTTTAATTGAAGAACGGTTACCTTGCGTTGCAGTCCACCCAGCTATATCTAACTCTGCTAACATAGTTTCAAGTTCACGCATTACTGCACCTTGACCCTCGTTAACATCAGCGTAATTTTTGGATGGTAAAACACAATCGATGTAATCAATTAAAATTAAATCTGGTTTAAACCCTTTAGCAATATTTTTCCTAATCAATTGTTTAATCTTAGGGATTGTGGTGCTATCACTTTTTAATTTAACCAACTTTAATTTACCAGCTGTTTTGTCGAATTTCTCGAATTCCATTTTAGCTTCAACTTTTCTAGGTTGTAATTCATTTAATGGAATTTTGGTCCAACATGAAATATGTTTTCTTTGGATTACTTTTGGTGAGTCCTCAAAGAAGATTTGCATTACATTGTAACCCATATGTTTGGCATGGTTAGCTAACTTGGTAATCATTGTTGTTTTACCAACACCCCAAGCGGCTAAAATTATTGCTAATTCACCTTTTGCTAACCCACCATCCATAATTTCATCAAGACCTTCAATACCCGTTGGTATTGGGTTTCTATAGTCATCGGATAATACTGAATCAATATTATCACAAACATCTATAGTTCCATCGTTTGAATCACCTTTCTCTAAAGCTTTCTTAAGTATTTCCTCTAATCTGTCATAGTCATCAATGGTGCCAGTTTTAATGATACCATCCATTTGTTTCATTGCTTTAATTAATTCTTGCGTTTTGCAGAATTTTATAGCAGTTTCTTGAATATAGAAAGTGTCATTCATTTCAGCTTCCTCTATTCTTCTCAATTGACTTAAAACAGAACGTAAATCAATTTCATCCTTTACGTTTTCAAGTAATCTACTCTTTAAGCTACCTAAATCTGGTATTGCTTCATGCTTTTCAAAGGCATCTTTTATTGTTGCAACAATAATTCTTACATGAGAGTCTTCGAAATAATTAGGATTAATCATATCTAGAATAGAGTTGGCGAACTTGTTGTCAGTTAATATCTGTAATACGACTCTATATTGAAAGTCTAAACCAAGATACCCTAGATTGTCTTTATTAATTTTACCCATTATTAAAACTCTGTATTTATTAAATATTATTAAGCAACTGCTTCGTATTCTTTTCTAGAAAAATATTCTGTAATTTCTTCTATGATGTTTGGAATGATTGGTTTAATGTTAACCTGGTATCTAACCATAGTTGGGAACCAATTGCCAGAAAACGTGGATTTTCCTACAACATTCTTGTTAACTTTAATCTCAAACGTAAACACATCTTCATTCTTAAAAATATTTTTTTCAGATGTATCTTCCTCTTTTCTTACCTCACTATATGGGTCATATCTATCCCATAAGTAATCAACTGATTTGTCTTTTAAGAATTTTGGTATAACTCCACAATACCCAATAGTACCGTTGTTCATACCAGCTAATGAATCCATCAATTCTTTAAAATCAATAGATTTAATAGCTTGATTTAATTCTTTCATTTGTGTTGGTGTTAATGTATCATTGTTGTACTTTTCAACACTGAAATACCTTTGACAAATGATGTTGTTGTTGATTTTTAACAAAAATTCAAATCTTTGATTTGAGAAACTTGTGTTTTTCTTCATGATATTTAATTTAATTTATTAATTGATTATTCTTTTCTCTTTCTATTAGCTTTTTAAAAGGCATGAAATAGTCTATACTGTAATTATATATTTCTCTATCCATACCATCTTCTTTCATTAACATATACGCATTCTTAACCCCTCTATCATCTGGGTCTAATGGTAGTGTTTTTAAATCTTCAAGATTGTTTAATGCTGTTTCGGTAATTAAAGGATTCTTTAAGTTTACAAGCTTATCATTTATTTCGTAAAGTTTGTTACCTTGAATCCCATCAGTAATACCCATAGATATATTATCCAATATCTGTAGTGGTTTCAATTTGTTTTGTAAACGTTCTTCTTGCAATTCTTTAGCTTTTTGAATTATTTCACTAATATTTACCTTTCTCTCTTTAACTTCTGGAAAATGCTTTAATAAAGTATCTTCCCCTAATCGTTTAACACCTTTTATACAATCGCTGTTATCACCACATAGTATCTTGATTAATGCAGCATTTTCAATATGGTGTTTAAAATAGTAATTGTAATTTTCTTTTGTTACATATTCTTTTAAATCACACATATAGATTCTAACATTATCATCTATAAGTTGACACATATCTCTGTCACTAGTACAGATTGTAATAAACTCATTAGGTTTTTTGTTGTTACAAATATAGGCAATTAAATCGTCACTTTCAACTATTTTATCCTCATATTGTCGAATAAATAATTCTTCAAGGTATTTTTTAATCTGGATTTTTTGTGTAAGTTCCTGTTCGTCAATGGGATGAGTACCATTTACGTAGTCCTTATTTCTATTAGATTTGTAGTCCTTATAGATATTATATCTTAGTTGACCACTTAATTCACCATCCCAAAATACGAATACATGGTGATATAGGTCTTCATCTATAAGTTTTCTTAATACGGTAATGAATTGGTATATTCCACCAATATGTACCCCTTCTTGATTATATACATCTTTGGCTCCGAGAAAGCTCCTTTTAAAAAGAGCGTTCCCGTCAACCAATAAGATGTTTATTTTCTTTTCTCGTTTTTCACCATTTCGTGGTGGTCTTTTATTCATTTTCTACCTTTTAAAAGGTTAATACTCTTAAGCCATCCGCTTAATACTTCCAGTTTTTGTTTTGAACTACTTTTACTCATATATAATTAATTTAATTTATTCATGCATATCATCAACTGAATAACCACTCACAACTTCTTTTTCAATGATAAACTCACTTAAAGGTGTATTTAGTTTTTTCAACAAATAATCTTTATGTTCTTTTTTGTATTGTTCAATTTTATCTGGGTTCCAGTAACCATGTGGTGTTGATGCCAATACTCCGTGTTCTTCAACTCCGTTAACTTGGTTTTTCTCACATCTAACTTTAGTTTCAATTCCGAATTGATATGTTTCACCTCCAGCAGTCGCTTTTAATTTAACTGTACTATGTGATAATATACCTCCGTAATGAATAATAATTCTAGGTGAATAAAAGAATGCTTCACCACCTTTATGTTTGATTACCTTGTTTTCATTGTCTAACCATATTTTTTGAACAACAGCAAAAGTGTTAATATATTTCTTACCTTCTCTTCTTGATGCTGGTATTCTATGATTAACCAATGATTTAAAAGCAGCTTCCATTGAACCAGCATTCCATTGATTGTTTGATGATTTTGATGTTGCTGATTTAAATCCGTTAATTGAACCTACTGAATCCCATAAGAAGCATAAATCTCTAGGTAATTGACCATCTTGTTGTGCATCTAATAAATCAGTCATTAATCTTGCAACGTCTTCAATAACTGGTTCGTCTCTCAATGCTTTTGTACCCATTTTACCATTAGAATAATCTAAACAAGCATATCGCTCAACTAAATCATCTGATTGGAAAAATAAAAAGTCACCAACATAGTCAATAATCTCACCAGTTTCTTCATCTACAACTTCTTCGAATTGTACACCGATATTTCTAGCATGTTCCCAATCCCAGTTTGTTTCAGTATCAATAATAATAGGTAAGTCTCCAATTTTTTGAGCACCAGCCACAGCCTCATAAATAGCTGTAGATTTACCAGTGTTTGAGAATCCTCTGAAACTTGTAAAGTATCCTCTAGGTAAACCTGGTATTTTTAATGCCTCAAAAAATGAATCAGATAATGGAATCCAAGTTAATTCTTTCATTTTAACTGTGGTGTCCATAGCATTTTTCTTTTTAAAATCATTAAGGTTAAATGAACCTTTTTCAATTGTCTTTTTAGGTAATTTTTTGTTTTCACTCATGTCTATAACGTTTTTTATTTAAAAATGGGTGAGACATAATCCCACCCATTATTTTAGGTTAATTTTAATTAAAATGGTAAATCATCATCATCTTCGTCATCTTCAGTGTTGACGGTAGTTGTTGCTTTTGATTTTTGTTCAACTTCGACTTCAGTTTTAGT